AGGTGCATATATAAACCAAGTTCCATCATTCTTCTCATGATCCTTTACAGTAAACCAGTCATCCCAGAATACTTTTAATCCACTTTCATATATAGAGAAGTTATAAATAGCGTCATATTTTTGTATATCTATAACCTGATTTATAGGTACACTTACAATTTCAGCTTCCATATTATCGCTGACATCAAGAACCAGATGGATGTTTCGTTCTAATAATTTAGAAGTATCAGATCTTTCGCATTCAACCTCTTCCATTACAGTTCCAAATGGACTTGTAACTGGTCTAAGTTTCTTTCCATTTTCGGATTTAGGAGCTTCTGTTTTAACTACAGTTACTAACCTTCCTCTATAGATATGATATTTCCAACCATCATAAGTTGCTATAGACATCATATGTCCAGATACAACTTCTTTTACAATTAATTTAGTATATATCTTCTTATCTTTGAAATAAGGTTTCACATACGAAATATCAAAAGCTCGTTTTTCGACAGCTTGTAATACTAATCCTGTATATGAACTAACACTTCTATCTATAAAGTGATTTCTGTCATCTGGAGTATAGCTAATCATAGGGTTTTTGATGTGTTTGAGTTGCTCTAATTCTTCAGGTATAAACTGAAAATCTTTTCCATCATCATCAATAGTAGGATATTCTGGTTCAGGTGGATCTGGAGGAAATTTGATATCTAAATTCTCTTCAGATGGATTTCTGAACCTATCATCTGGATATATAGGATGAGGATAATATACGTCACT